GCAACAGCTAGTGCGGCACGGAGACCCATGAATGTAGTGGTAACAACTCTTACAATAGCATTGAGACGACCAAAGATAGTAATAACGCTAGTGATAATACCAAAGACTAGCTTACCGCCCCACATAAGGGCGAAGATTTTAGCAGCAGCTACAATTGTATCACGCCACTCGTAAGCCTTTTTAATGATAAGAACGAAACCATTTAGAACAGCAGCTAGACCATTCTGTACAGAGATAGCGAAGTTCTGACCAGCAGGGGTATTAAGGAATTGGGTAATGTCTTCAATCTGCTTCTTAAGAGTTGCAATGAAGCTGTTAGCACCTTGGCTTGTAGTAATCTGAGCAACGAACTTCTGCCAAGCGGTACCCATGCGAGCCATGAGACCATCCCAAGTATCCATCATCTTCTGAGCAGAACCCTTATGCTTAAGCATAAGAACAGCAAACATCTTATTAAGGGCAGTAGTAGACTCTACGTTACCCTGTTCAATCTGCTTATAAAGCTTATTAAGCTCCATACCCATACCATCGGCCATTGCCTTGGTAGCATCAGGAATATGTTCACCAAGCTGTTGTCTCAATTCTTCCATTGAGATAACACCCTTACCGCCCATCTGTTGGATAGCAACAGCAGCACGTTCAAGTGCGGCGTTACCACCACCGAATGCAGCGATAGAGTCCATAAGAGTTTGGAGAGAACCGTTCATAGGTTCGATACCACCAACACGCATCTTAACGAAGGAGTCAGTAATCTGGTCTAGTGAGAACGGATTGTTACCGGCTAGGTTAAGGAGATAACCACGGGTCTGAATAGCTTCCTGCTTCTTAGCATTCTCATCAGTTGCTCTAGCAACGTTCTTAAGAAGAACCATCTGCTTTTCGTAAGCAGCGTTCGTCTTGATAATGCTATAGATAAGTGGGGAGAACCAGAACAAACCCTGATAGGTAAGAGTTCTAAGAGCCGTAAGCTGTGCAACGTTTCTACGGAAGCCTTCAGCAAGACCAACGCTGTGGCGATGGAGTCGCTGGAACATACCACCAGTACGTTGTGCCGCAGTACCAGCGCGATTAATCCCACCAGCATAGTTATTGATAACAGTCATGCCACCAGCAGCACCAGCGCTTACGCTACCAAGACCACGTAAGAAACCACGTAGAGCAGCGTTAACGGCAGTGACAGTAGTACCTAGAGCAGCAGCCCTACGATTGAGACTGTTAAGTGAGGTTGAAGCACCCTTAGATGCAGTAGAGACACCATTTAGTTTACCGATTACACCAGTAAGGGCAGTACCAAATGCACGAAGAGACTTAGAAGATGCTGTAGCGTCTGCGTTAAGTCGTCCAAGGCGGCTAGAGGTTTGGCTTACAGTGCGGTTTAGACCGCCTAGGGAGGTCCGTAGAGCGCCTGTAGAGCCTGAAAGGCGGGTCAGTGAGGAAGAGGTAGCGCCTAGCTGCCTAGCGAAGCCTCCAAGCGCTCTGTTACCTGTTTGTACATACTGATTGAAAGCCGTTAATCTAGTCTGTGCCTTACCAAGTTCTTTGGTAAGGCCACTAGAATTACCGTCAATTTCAATTACTACCCGTTCCACCCGTTTGCAACCTTCTCAACTTTTCGAATGCTCCTGCTTCAGGAGGAATTACCCCTCTTCTTTGTTGGATTATGGGCGTACCATAATCTTCACGTAAATTTTCGGAGGTTTTCTTGTAGGCTCAGCATTCTCACTAGAGGCAAGTAGCCTCAATAGCCGCATATCTTCTTCTGCACGAATGCGACTAATGTTCTTATTATATAGAGAAAAAACTCTTAGTGGAAGTGCTAATACTTGGAAGTACTCTATTGAGTAGTAACGACTAACCCGAGTAATAAAATAGGGAAGGTCTATAGCCTCTACAGCTACGCCTTCCCCGTCGATTCCCCCGTTAGCTCACCATCGGGAGCGTCTTCAGCAGTATATTCATCAGCAAGCGCTCTCATGGCGTTAAGTTGGTCGAGATTAAGCCTCATAAGTTGGTCCCGTTCAATAGTAGGGAACAGCTTGTGCATTGCATCTACCGTAAGCTCTACGATACGGTCAGCAGTCTCAGGGCTATCATCACCAGAGGTAGTTAGCTTTTCAAGTTCGCGCTGTTGTTTGAGTTGGTTGATATAATCTTGAACGGTAAGAGTAGCCATAACATGCTCTTTACCACCTAGGACAACAACCTTGTCCCGCTTTGTTTCTAATTCGTCTAGATTGATAATCTTGGTCATAAATTCCTATTCTATGTAAAGGAGCAATCCTACCCTGCTAGGAAGAGGCCGATAGCAGGGTAGAACTGAACAAGAAGGCTAGCCCAAGTTAAGGGGTAGCGCTCTCATCACCAATAACATAGAGAAGACCAGTTGACAAGTCAGGGAAACCATAAAACTCAACGTTGTAAATACGCTCTTCATCAAGCTTGTAGGCGAAATTGAATTCACCCTTTGGTGATGCAATCGGAACAGTGAAGTCGTAGTTCTTAGAACCAGCAGCTTCAGCAATCGGATGCAGAACAAGCTTCTGAGCGAAGTCACGAAGAGAAGTACCAGTTGAGGTACTAACTTCTAGCTTCTTCTTAGTCGGGGTCACGTTGTCAGAAATGAGAGTTGAATTGGGAATAACTTCACTGAGAAGTGTTACATCGGTCTCAGCCATAGGCACTTTAACCATGCAAGTTCTACCAGTGATGTATTCGTTAATCTCTGTTGAACCGAACTGGTCAACAACGATTTTGTATGATTGAGTCTGAAGCTCAACCTCAACGCCGCCTTTCGTAAGTCCAAGATCAGTTGCACCGAAAAGCACTGAGCAAGTACCTAGACGAACGTTATTTGCGTTTGTATTAGTATATGGCATATCTAGCTAACTCCAAAGTAGAAACAATTCTAAGGAGTATAGCATAATGCAATAATAAGTAAAACTACTTTTGAACGTAAGTAATCTGATAAGTAACACTGAATTCAATCTCACCACTACCAGACCTACGATAGACGCGAACCTGATAGAGGGGACGACATTCCTTAATAGTCATTAAGGTAGTCTCAGTGTTGTAGAAGGTAAGAGCATTGGAGATAGTCTTGGAAAGCTCCATACCAGTAGCGTAGTCATAATGACGAATGATAACCTGAAACCTTCCCTTCATGTAGAAAGGGGTCTCGGGGTTGATTGCTGGCGGGTCATTAGATGGATAAACAATAATGCAAGCCTTAGCGTCAGCCGGGGCTGAGTACGCGAAGATATCAATAGCCGCTGTACCAGCGCCAGCTTGTTCTATAAGGGTTACGATATCTTCTACTTCGTACATTACTTAAAGTTCTTTCTCGCCGCTTGCCTGATAAGATCAACAGCCTTACCCTTTTCTGACTCTACTGCACGTTCTAGGTACTTAGAGCCTACTTCATGGCCCGCTGCCATTTTGGCTTCACTCTTCTCACCCATCTTGTAGTCTTCGTAGTTCTCATGCATTTCCATAGCATAGTTATCAACGTCCCTAGGGTCGTCAGAACCGAAACCTACACCGCTAACTTCAACAGTGAAGCGCACATGGTCAGCATCAGTAACAGTTTGTTTAATGTGATGAGCTTCTTCAAGGTTATGTGTATCTACCGGAGCGTTGCTTTGGCTCTTAGCCATGATTAGTTCTGCACCTTGCTCAGCAGCATCACGCATATCTTTCTCAAAGCGTCCCTTACGAGCAAAGAGATTCTGTCTTAGTTTATCCAGATTGAACTGGCTTGAGTATCGCATTGCCATTAGGTTTCGTCTCCAAATCTATCTTCTGATTTTTCAAAGTCAATTTCGTAGTGGTCTAGTTTACCTTGTACATTGTACCTTGGTTCCACTTCTCTAATACGAAAGACCTTACCATCAAAGATAATCAGGTCTCCCCACTTAGGAAGTGTCGCAACCACAGTCAGAATTCTACCAGTACTGTGGAACTCTTTGATGTTACCTCTGGTAGCAGAGCTATCAGCACGAACCGTGGAGTCTTCAGTGTTTGTATCAAACCTAACCAACGCAAAGCGCATGGCTTCCTTTTTTCCATAGTTAGGCTGTCCGAATACATCAGATGTTTTAGACTTCCTACGTATATGTCCAACGCGATTCGGAATGAACGTCACTATGTTAACCTTACTATTGAATTACTATTAGGGTGGAAAATGTCTTCACGAATATCAAAGTAGTTTACACCATCATTGCCGGTAACTGCAATGACTTTACCATTATGCTCATGGTTCTTATCTACGTTCTCAATTACAACTTCTTCTATCCCATTAAGAATAGCAGAACCAGCAACTAAATCATTGTAGTTCTTTACTAGGTAATCTCTAGCAGCGGTACGCATGTACTTCACTGAATTGATTTTCCTACCTAGCTTGTCAGTGTAATAGAAAGACAAGTCCCGATGATTGAACACTAGGTTGTAGGCAACCTGATAGTCATTCATGGACATTACCTGTAGTACCTTGGCACGAAGGAAGTTGTTTACGTACAGAACATCTTTAGAAGACTGTAG